CAAACAACTTAAAGGAACGGCGTAATGGCTTTAACAAAAATTCATAATAGGATGATTTCTGGTGCCTCGGCAAATGTTCAAGACTTTGGCGCTGTTGGCGATGGAGTAACGGATGATAAGCCTGCTATTCAGTTGGCAATTGATAGCTTGATTGATGGTGGGGTATTGTATATTCCTTCAACCGCTTCATATTACAGCATTAATGCAACCTCGTTGTCTGAAGCTATTACCGTAAACAAACAAATTACTATTGTGTTAGACGGAGAGCTGCGCGGGACAACCTTTGTTAATCAGGCTTCTCCCCCGTTTATTATGAATGTAACGGCGGATAATGTTGTTATAAAAGGTAAAGGCACTTTTAAGGGCGATGGGACTGTTATACAAACTGGGTCAGATAATACATATATTACTGGGCTTCTTCGCATTGATGCAAGCAACGTGATTATTGACGGATTGAATTTTATACAATCTCCACAAGCTGCAATTTTTGCAAACAGCGGCTCAAACAATGTCACTGTTACGAATAGCATATTTAAGGGCTACGCCACAACCACTGGAGGAGGAACAAACTATTATCAAGTTTTCTTCAATGTTACAAGTTATGGAGCGATAGTATCTCATAACAGGTTCCTTGAATATGACGCAACACACATGGCGATTCAGTGTATTAGTTTCAGCGGTGGAGAACACGATCACGCACTAATTACTGAGAACTATTGCCGAGCTGCTCTTGACCAGTTTACTTATGCCAACGTGATTAACTCTGTTGTGTCTAACAATATTGCTGTCGATGGCATTGCGGCATCCAGTTTAGATGGTATCAAACTCAATGGAGGCTTTAAAAATGCAGTAATTGGCAATTCTATTGATGCTGAGGGCGGTCTACAACTGCTTAATCAGCGTGATATTACTGTTGTAGGCAACAAGATTAATTTCTCAGAAGGCAGGGCTATTTACCTTTACGACAACAAATCTAGTAGCGACAAAAACATGAACAACATTGTTGTTTCTTCGAATGTTATTGTTGGAGAAGGGACGGCTGCAACGGGCGCCGTTCTTTCTGGAATAACTTACATCCCAGTTCTTGCTTCTTCAAACGTCATAATCGAAGGCAATGTCCTTCACAACTGCGGTAAAGACAAAGACACAGAAGCGGCAATTCGTTGTCAAGGAACAACTGGGGCAGTAACTAACCTCACCATCCGAGACAACCAAATAACTGGTGATTTTAATCAGTATGCGATTAGTGTTGTTGATTGTGACAATGTTGATCTTTCGGACAACAAGGCAATAATATCTGGTGGTACGCCTTCTCAGTATCGACCGATATATGCAAACAACTGTGACTATATTCGGATTAACGGTAATTACATTAAAAACGAGAACACGGGCACTGTTGAAATGGATGTTGCAATTTACGTCCCTTCTGCAAATTACATTATAAACACAAATAATGTTGTTCTAAATTGGCTTAGAGCTGGCCCCGGAAATTACCCTTGGCCTTCTAGTTCTTCTGATGGCAGCACTAATCACGGCAATCAACTTTCAACGCAGTCTTTAAATGGTACGTTTACATTAGACGCTGCGAGCACAAAAGTTATTGCGAACACGAATATTTTTGGAACTAGCACCACTAATGGAGATTGCACTGTTGAGTTTACACCGCTGAATGCTTCTGCGGCAGCATTGATGGGATCTTCAAAGAGGTTATATGTTTCAGCAATTGTAGAATATGCTAGCTTTACTGTTGCAACTGCCGATGCTTCTGCTGCGGCTGGCACTGAGATTTTTTCGTATAAAATTATTGAATAAATATTAAAAACTTAATTACCCGTAACGGGTGGACAGTCCAACCAAGGAGATAAAATGGCACTTACAGAAGAAACATTGAACGACAAGATCGAAGTAATACAAATGGCTGCTGGCTATCCAGTAATCCAAGTTCGTACTGCAACGGTCATCAAGCGTGATGACGTAGAGATCTCACGGAACTTTCACCGTCATGTACTGACGCCAGATGCAGACCTGGCTGGCGAAGACGCTGACGTTGTAGCAATTGCTGGCGCAGTATTCACGGATGATGCCAAGGCTGCACATGCTGCTGCCCAGGCTGCTGAAGGATAATTGTCATGCAGGAGGAAGCCAAGACAGTTATGGATTCATTAGCAGTAGGCGGCACGGTCGCTACATTGGCTGGTTGGCTTCCGAGTGTGGCTAGTTTGTTCACAATCATTTGGTTGGCGTTGCGTATCTGGGAGTCTGATACTGTTCAGAAGCTCGTTAAACGAGATGGCTAATGATTGCTGAACTAGCCGCATTTAATGCCGCCTTTGGTGTGGTAAAGGGCTTCATCGCTAACGGCAAGGACTTGCACGATTGCTTTGGTCAGATCGGCCAGATGGTCAACGCTAAAGAAGATCTGAAATCACGCCAGCAAAGGAATAAGAAATCTTTGTTTGCAAATGATGCAGAGGAGTTCATGGCCCTTGAGACGATAGCTAGGGCAGAGCAGGAACTGCAAGATTTTATGGTTTACTTCGGACGGGCTGGCTTGTGGGACGACTTTATTGTGTTTCAAGCTAAGGCTCGCAAGGCCAGATTAGAGGCTAAGAATGCACACGCCCAGAAGATTAACCAGCGAATGCATTATGCTGGACTTGCAGTGAGTTGCGTCTTGGTTGCTGTCGGGCTGTATGCCTGTTTCACAATCATATATGCGATTGTAAAATAACCATGGAGGCTGACAAGTAATGTGGCAAGCACTGATAGGGCCAGTCACTAATCTAGTAGGCGGCTGGATGAATAACAAGGCTGAGGAGAAGCAAGCTAAACATCAAGCTAAACTCCAGGTCATCCAGAACAATGCTGATTGGGAATCCAAGATGGCAGACGCTAGTGCTCATTCATGGAAGGATGAGTTCTGGACGATCATACTATCAATCCCTATCTTTATGGTTGGTTATGCGATTGCTCTTAATGATGTGAGCGTGATCGATAGGGTTGACGCTGGGTTCAAGGCGCTGTCACAATTGCCAGAGTGGTATCAATACCTACTGTTCATTGCGATCAGTAGTTCATTCGGTATTCGTGGTGTATCCAAGATAATGGAGATGCGGAAATGAAGAAGCCTAACAAGGGATTGTATTACAACATCATGGCAAAACGTGCCAGGATAAAGTCAGGATCAGGCGAGCGTATGCGAAAGCCTGGCGCCAAGGGTGCGCCTACCGCTAAAGCATTTAAAGAATCGGCGAAGACTGCTAAAAAATGACGTTTAAATATTTCACCAGGGAAGAGTTTAACTGCCAAGAGACGGGCGAGAACGGTATGCAGGATGAGTTCATCTATGCGCTAGACCAGCTGCGCGAGGCGTGCGGCTTTCCGTTTCGAATCACCAGCGGTTTCAGATCGCCCAATCACTCGCTGGAAATCAAGAAGTCTAAGCCTGGCACTCATGCTCAAGGTATTGCTGCCGACATAGCAGTATCAGATGGCAACCAAAAGTTTCTGATCGTTCAGAATGGTATGGCGCTTGGCTTCAGCGGGTTCGGCCAGGGCAAAACATTTATGCATGTAGATACCAGGCGCACCAGGCCTGTAATGTGGGAATACAACTAGGAGAACACCATGCCATACGGTAAAGGTACATACGGATCAAAGGTTGGACGACCATCCAAGAAAGACAAGATGGATCCAGGTCTCAAGAAAGCAGCGATGAAGCGGATGGCAAAGAAGCGCAAAAACTAATGCCGGACATAACCATTCAAGATCTGGAACCAGGGCAGACAGTTATTATTGCCGTGGTTCAACACGAAGAATATGATGATCCTGATGATGGTGAAGAAGAAGATATTCCCGAGCCGGTTGCCAAGATCTTAGACCTGGTATCAAACGGTTAGTCTTGCGTAGTATGCAAGAGTCCGGTTGACTTGACCACTGGATCTTGGACCTTTGGTTGCAGCTCTGTGTCAATCAAGATCTCGCAGTAGTGTATTGCCTTCCGCAGATCATCAACCCCGCCCTTATCTCTCCAGCGCGAAATATATTTAACCACCGCATGTTCACAAATCCCTAGATTGTTTGCCAGGGCATACTCTAACGGTTGGATTATCATCTGTTTGTAATGGTTGCCGCCTACTTGTTTATCGAATGCACTCATCTTAATCGCTCCGCGTTTACTTTTAGTCTTGCCTCTTCTCCATACTCCTTGTGCAATACGATGCAGGTCATCGTTCTTTCTGCGCCGTAGCCACTAGCATTGTGCCAAGAATCTGGCGGCGGTAAAACCCCGAAATGTTCGATGGTCATGCCGCCTATTTCTTTTGCGTCTCGATGGTGGATGTGTCCCAGGTAGCAGTAGACATGATCGGCATCGCCCCATTCTTTTCTGAGGTTGCGTGTGATGGCCTCGTATAACCTGGTTGCGTTGATCTTGTCTCCGTGGTGAGTGACGACCAGGTTCTTGCCGAACTGAAACCATACAAACTTGTTGAAGTTATCCAGCACTGTGACGCGCTTGTCGTTCTCGAAGTACATTTGAATTGCAGTGTTGAGAAACAGGCTTGCGTCTGGATCATGGTTTCCCCTGGCGTTCACGACCATTACCTTTTTATGCTTCTCAAGCATACGTAACACGACTCGTTTTATTAGGTGTGATCCCGCTCTGATAATGCGTCCCCAACTGCCATCGGAATCTAGCAGGTTCTTAGAATTGGGTGTGCTTGAGCTGGCGTCTTGGATGTGAAAGAAGTCGCCCAGGTTGACCAGGCATCCCGTCTCACTGTTTGGGGATACAGATACCAGCCTGTCTACTGCATCGTCTAATATTTTTTCTGACTTGCTAACGTCCCAATCTTCGGCGCCTGTCTCCTCTGACCAGGCACTCAGGCCCAGGTGGTGATCGCCTATCAGGTACACTGACATAAGATCCTGGTCTACAGTCTTGGGTGCTTTAAGTGGTTTGTGTATGCCGGATAGTTCATCTTTAAACGCATCCGTAAACTCGTCCATCATCTCCTGGATCTTGACCTTCTCAGGTTCCTGGATGTGCCATTGCAGCTTGATGGATCCGTCTTCACCGTATGCGGTGCTTAATCTTTTGGTGGTGAACCCTGGTGCAACTTGCCGAGTGACCCCGTAATCTGGGGCCACACCGGAAGCCGCTGCTCTAATGTGTACTCGTGATATTAGCGCGTGCACTCGCTTAGAATGCTTGCCTAATCTTCTACTGATTTCAGTCTGAGTTAAGCCCTGGATGTGCAGCTGGATAACTTCCCTCTGATAATCCGTTGTGCAAAACTCCAGGTGCCTCTCGATAGATCGTGCTGCCATAGCCGAGTGCCGATAGATTTTGCATCATTATACTAATGTCAAGCTGTTTTTATACCCCCTTCCTTTCCGTGAAATCAAACCCTTACGCTCCAGGGCTGCGATGTGTTCTGAGACTGTCGTTCTAAATATCTGAAAGTGTTCGGCAATCTCTCTCTGTGCGGGTGTGACTTGGTGCCGAGCGTAATGCTCGGCGATAAAGTCGTATATCTCCCGCTGTCGTTTGGGGAGTATCACTTGCTCGCCTCCTTCTCAAGTCTGCTGATCTTGGTATTCAGATAACCGGACACGTGCACGCGAGTCGTTGCCTCCAGAAACCCCATCGTCGCCAGGTTGTGATCCCTGATCTGAAACAGCATTGCCAGGGCTTCGGCTGCTTCGGTTCCTTTCTTATTGAAGTTCTTTTCGTAGACATCCAGCATCACAGTAAACCCATCGGCATAGGCTTGTTCTGTGGTGTAGTCGTCCTTGTACTGCTCGCCGTTGTGGTTCATGACCTGGTAAACAGATGGCTTGGATTTCTTTTTAGACTTTGGTTCCAGTACGGTTTCCGGTACGGGTTCCGGCATGACTTCCGCTGCGACCTCGATCGCTGTGGATTCATATTCGGCATAGTCATCGGCTGGTGGTGGTGGCGGCAAACTGTCCAGCGGATTCGTATGCGTAACATTAGGCGTTATATCCCTGGCTTCGCCTTTGTCGACTGGGTAGTCTTGCGCTTCTTCGGCTGTGATCACGCCCTTGAGCGCATCTGGGAATGCGTCCCGCAGTGCAAAGCCTCGCGCTCTCATTGCCAGCATTCGCTCGGCGTAGTTTGTCCACGGTCCCTGCTTACCCCATAACCTGGCCTTCTTCGCATCGGCCACGCTGAAGGTTCGCTCTGTCTCCTCCATCTCTTCGGCATATCGGCGCTTGACCAGGCAGTGCGCGACCTTGTTGTCGCCTTCGCCGTCGATCCATTCTTTAACGCCAGCGCAACGGGGGTCATTCTTGACTAGCGCCAGGGCTGCGTCACCGTATACGCTGGGCTTGCCATTGATGACCGCGATATTTTGCAGGGCTTGCAGTGGTTGCAGTCCTAGTTCATATCCCCACTGGATAGCGACCAGCACATCCTGCGGTTTGCCTTTGTAGGCGCCTGGCACCATGCCGGACTGGCTGATCATCTTGGAGAATTCCATTGCTTCGGTCATGTTCTGCGGTGCGAGTGTTGGTAGTTTGCTCATCGTTCGATTACCTCTTTTATTGTGATTGATTTCTGACGGGCGCTGCTCTCTGGCTTTGCCGGTTCTAGTTCGTGGTTACAGCTGGGGCATTGCTTTGCGGGTTTGGCTTTGCTGTGTCTGACTGGCCAGTTGACTTTGATTAGTCTGCCGGTGTCGTCGCGCAGCTCTGCCTTGGTTGAATTGCCAAGCATACCCATTAGCGCCAGGCTGCTTTGTTCGAGCTGCTCCTGGTACTTCTTAAGCACAAGCTTTGCGCCGATGTAACTGTCGACGGCTGCGATGGCATCCTCGCGCAGCTCGATGGTGTCGTCCTCTGGCTTACTGTAAACGCGGTGGACTTGCTCCAGGGTTGTCGGCACTGGGTAGGTGCCTTCGCTCATGTGCTTCTCGAATTCGTGGCACGCCTGGGTGATCCTTGCCTGGGTCGCGCCGTGTGGCTCGAAGACATGAATCACAATCTTGCGGGCGCCGTAGCAGGTGATCAAGATACCCCATCGCGCATCGTGGCACATCATGCCAGCTTGCAGCTGTATCGGTCCTCGATATAGTGGCGGGTCGTCGGGCTTTTCGAAGACGGTTGTAAACTTTGCTTCGAGCACACCTAACCCTGTCAGTGTAACCTCGCCGCTGTCGTTCATCACGACAATGCCCGCGCTCTGGTCGGTGCGTATTGTCAACGGCTCATTGCAATATAACAGGCCGTCATCGCTGTACCACAGGTCAAGTGCTGGGTGCTTCTTGGCTGCGTCCATGCCGTCAA